TGGATCGCCAGCACGCCCTGCGACTTGTCCATCGCCATGTTGGCGAGGGCAGAGTGAACCGTGCGGTTCATGTAGAAGACCGGCCGACCCATGGCGAGGTTCGGGATCTTGTAGGTCGCCTGCGTCATCAGCTTCAGGATGTTGGTCGAAGCCGTCAGAGCCTGCGTGCCGCTTGCCGCAGCCAGATCGGACACATCAATGCTTCCGATGCGGACGGTGTAGCGCCAGTCCTTGACAACAAGGCCAGTCTTCCACTGGTAGCGCGTGGCGTAAGCCTGAAGACGGTTCGCGCCGTCGTAGACGGTCTGCTCGCCGAGGTCTTCGTGCATCAGGCCAGCCTTCGACCCCTTCGGGAACGGGCAGTAGACGGTCTGATCGCCCCAGACGACAAGGTAGACCGACGTGTTGTCGGAGCCCGAGCCGCCAGCGTCGATGACGTTCGCGCCGTTGACAGCGGTCTTGTCGCTGTATCGCTTGTTGAAGCCGAGGAACTGCTTCGGATCAGCCGACGGATCGCCGTAGAACATCGTCTCAGCCATCGTCTGGTTCATCGCCTCCAGGAAGGCGGTGTCCTCAGACAGGCGGAACTGCGCGGTGTTCCCGTTCAGCATCGCAAGGTCCTTGTCGACCTCGCTACGCGCTTCCAGGATCGCACAGGCTTCGTCAACCTGGGCAGTCGTGGACTTGCTGTTCGGGATACCCTGGTTCAGCGCACGCCAGTAGACGGTCGGCAGACCAGTGCGGATGATGACTCGCTCGCCAGTGGGCAGGTTGCCCTCCTTCATCACGCAGTCCGAAAGGATTTCGTTGCTCTGCGAGAGAAGCTCGGCGACGACCGGGACACGACCATCGGGATCAACACGCTTCGCCCAGTCAAGCAGCGTGAGATTGCTAGTGCTCAAAGTTGCCATTCAGTGGCTCCTGTCAGTTGGTAGGGTTGGAGTACAGCGCGGCTGCGTAGCCAGCGAAGTCAGTCGGGGCTTGCTTGTCGCCCTTCGTGTTTCCGCCAGCAACGAAGGTGTCCTCGCTGATGCTTTTGCCAGCTCTGTAGAACGCCCGGATCAACTCCGGGTGACTCCCCAGACCTGACTGGTCCAAAAGCGCACGCAGTTCAGGAGTGCCGAACGTGTCCAAAGCCTTCTTCGCGACGGCCAAGTTCTCGTTCAGCTTCTCGCCGCCAAACTCCTTGTCGGATACAGAGGCATCCCGCCACTGCTTGGCGACTTCCTGGACATACTTGGTCTGCTGCTCGGCAAGAGCAGGGGCCACCTTGTCCAAGACCTTCTGCGCGGCTTCCTGAGACAGATCAAGTTCGCGGGCGACCTCCCCGTATGCACTGAGCACATCGGGGTCGAACTCCTGGTCTTCGGGTGCCTTGAACTCGTAAGTTTCCGGCGCTCCCCGATGGGGGTCCTTTGGTGCGTCTGCGGACTCTTCAGCCGACGGGGCATCCTGCCCGTCCGACTGGATCGGAGCCTCTTCTGCCTGCTCTTGGGTTGCCTGATTCCCATCCTGGGAACCAAGCAGGGTCGAATCGGCTGACGACTGAGTGGTATCTGCGTCGTTAGCTGTCATCAGAGTGTCGGTTGTCATCGGTGTTCTCCTTCACCATTGAGGGGTAAAGTTCTGGGCACTGAGAATGGATGAGGGAAAGTGCCCTGTTGCCAAAGTTGCGGTTGCCTTCAGCGAAGGCCATTTGCATTGCGTTCGTGTTGAATGACAGCCGGAACACGCCGGACTGTTCTAGTAGCCGCCACAGGATGCGACGGCCGCGCTTGCTGGACATCAGCCAACGGACATCGGCCTCCTCGCTCTCCTGCGCGACCCGGTCGCGATGAGCCTTGTCAGCAGCAACCTTCTCCTGCTGCCGGATGTCAGTTGGGTCGTATTCGGTCATACCGGTTCAGCGACCTGCACTTGCTGCAAGCCCATACGCGAAAACGCGGTAAATGGCTCCTGCGTGGTCACGTCGGCAGCGCCGTAGAGGTCGACGATCTGCGCCAGCGTGATGTCCGAGCCGAGCTGCTGGAGGATGCCGTGAAGCTGCACTGCGTTGCCGGGCTCGGCGTCGGTCTGCGTCCAGACACCGTCAATCTCTTCCCAGGTCTGAAGCGGCATCAGGATCTCCCATTCGGGCCCGATGTAGCCGGTGGAGACGTAGTGCGTGGCTGGCTCGCTGCCGTCAGCGGAGAGCATGGACTGCCACATGCCGAGACCAGCGACTGGTGCCACCGTCTCGGCAATCTGGCGAGCGAGGGGAGCGTTGGCCGCTGGCACGATCATCGTGCGGAAAACGTCGGTGGTTGCCATCAGAGGGTGACTCCGGACTTGTTAGCTAGGTAGGACTCCAGACCGAGGGTCTCGGAGGAGGTAAGGGTGCGGTTGACGCCGACGATCGCATAGACATGAGCATCGCAATACTGAGTAGAATCAGTTCGCGATCCGACGGTCCAATAATGCGACGCGATATCAGTCACGGTTGCGCTCGTAATTTTAGTGACTTGATTTCTTCTAACCGAAGCTCCCGATGACGAGTTCTCAAAGGTCCAGATGTAATCGGTTCCTGCGACGTTATCGGTTGGCGAGTCGCTAAATGTACTTCCGTTGCGTGCAAGCCTGTATCTATATGGCGACCCTGGGCTTGAAGTTTGCAATATTGCGCCGTTGCTGACGAAGCCGCCAAAAGACAGGATGGTGTGGTGAGTTGTTGGGACAGTGTTTTGACGGAACGCTATCGAAGCAGTCAGATCGGGTGATGTCGGAATGGTGACAACCGATGCGGTTTCCAGCTTGTCATCCACCCCATCAAAGTCCAGGTAGTACAAGTCCCCGGACTGCTGGAGCACTGGCCGCGCTGCGCTGGTGGTCTGCGTGGCGTGGTTGCCGGGGAGTTCGCGGACGCTGACGTTGTCGATGTGAACGGTTTCGTTTGGATTCGGCCAAAAGTTTAGGGATATTGTCGAAGAAAGTGCTTTGACTATATATGTAAAAGATCCCTGCCCAACACTTGCTGAGCTAAGTGCAGGGCTGGTATCTGTAAAGTTTCGCGCAGCATCAGCATTGCTGGCGGTAAAGGTTATTTTGTAAGTCTTGTTTGCAGTGACGGCAATGTTTTGCCGGAAAGCATCTGTGGCTACAAGTGTCCCTGGGCCTCGGCTTATTGCTGCTGCTCCGTTTATTAAAGAAGACACAAGCCCAGGACCGGTTGACCATCCAGTCAGGTCGGTATCAAACGTCCCATTCGTGACTAGCTCGGGGCCAAGCGTCAAACCCTTGGACTTGTCCAGGATGAGCCCGACAGGGTCGCCGACGCCCGCCGCAGTCGTGCCCGTTGAGTCCTGAAACACCGTCGTCGAATCGGACGGGTCATACCACGCGCCTTCCTCGCCGGAGCTGAAGAGCGCAGCGATGGCGGCGTCTGGGTCCAGCGGAACCGCAGGAACGCGCAGGAAGTTGGTGACGCCGAGTCCGATTCCGAGGTTCATAGGATTGTTAGTAAGGGTTGCTAACTAACCAGATGACTCGCTGGGTCACCAGAGCGCAACGATGGCAACGGCGTTCGTGGCCTTCACAGCCTTGGCCTGAATCGGGATGATCGAGCCAGCCTTCACAGCCGTGAACGTGGCATCACCGCCGTCACCGGCCATTTCGACGATCAGGTTGCCGTCGGCGCAAACGTAGATCGCACGGGTGGGGTGCGTAAACGTGACCGCCGTGGTGGCGGCAACGGCCTGAGCGTAAGACGCCGGATTGGGGTTGCCGGTCTGTGAGAATCCTGGTGCTGCTGCGTCAGCCATGTCGGTCCTTGGTCACTTGGGTTGGGATGCTTACTTCTTCTTTTTGCCCTTGCGGGCAAACTCACGGCCAACGGACTGCGGGATGCCGACCTTCTTCGCGAAGCCGACGTTGTGAGCAACGGCCATCATCAGGCGCTTTTGCTTGTCACTCTTAAACGGCATCAAACAGATCCTGGGCTGGTGCTCTGGTAGCCGGAGAACATGCTCATCACGTCAGTGAGAGCGTTCTGGTCCGCACCGGTCTTGGCTCCGGCAAGGTCCTTGGCAATCTTGGCTTGCTGCGCCTGAGCGGCCATCTGCGCCTCAGCCTGCTGTGCTTGGTTCCGAGCCTCACGGATCATCGCAACCTCACGGCCGCCGACGATCAGGCGCGGGTCTACACCAAGCATGTCGGCATACGCATCAACCCACTGGTCAGCATCCAGCTTGTCCAGCACGTCAGGCTTCATCTGGGCGATGACACCGAGGTTGCCAACGAACCGGTCAACCGAGTTGACGCCGATCGCACGCTGCGCCTGAGCAAGGATCGACACAAACTCAACCGACAGGTCCATGCCCTGAAGCTCCGGAGGAGCAGGCGGCAGAGCGTTGGCCTTGACTAGATACGCAAACGTGCGGTCGATCAGCGGCTCCAGCAGTTCGTTGTGCAGCCGTTCGATGACC